TGCGGTGGATAATGCGGCCACTAATTTTAACGTACCCGCTTCTTATCTAGGGGCTATGGTTAGCCGGGAATACGGTCAATACCTAAAGCCTACTAAGGTAGCCAAAGATAAATTTAAACCCGTATCAATTAATATGGGTTATGATATTTCAACATTACCTAACGACGTAGTTGATGCCGTAACAGTTGCGGGTCAGTTGCTAGATACCAACCTTACAGTTACTTCCCCTAAAGGGTCCTCCGAGGGGGTGAGTATAGTTACAGCCGGTATGGACGATAAGTCTCTTGCCGAGTTGACCGGGGCCTTAGTGGACGGAGGCTTTACCGGGTTCGAGGAAACCGAAGGCGTATTACATGTCTCCATGCAAGCTCAGGTTCCCTCGACATTTGGGGACGAGGGGGGAAAGCCTTGGGGTGGCTGGACTTACCTCTCCCCTTCTGTTTTAGAGACCTTAAAAGAAAAAGGTTTCGCTCCCGGCGTAGATGCGTCGGCGGTTAAAAGGAATAAAATTCAACCATTAGAAAGTGATATTGACTACGGTAAGCCTACGGGTATTACCGACGAAGAGGGCAAGCCTACGTCCTCGGCCTTAGGTATAGCGCAGTTTATAGATAGCACTTGGTTACGTACGATCAAACGTCCCGACGTTGCCGCCGTTATGGGGATAGACCTTTCACAATCGGACGGAGAGTTATTAGAGCTGCGTAAGAACCCGGAGCTTGCCATCATGGCCTCTGCCGCTTTAGCACGGGATAACAATAGTATTATGAAGAAAGTTATAGGAAGAGACGCTAATGCCGGGGAGCTATACATGGCGCATTTTCTTGGCGCTAACGGGGCTATTAAGTTAATACAAGCCTATAAGAATATGCCGGACCAAAGGGCTAAAGATATTTTCCCGGAGCAGGCTAAGGCTAATAAACCCGTTTTCGAGTATAAGAAGACAGGCAAACATAAAACTATAGCCGAGGTATACGAGGACATTGAGAGCGAATTTACACTTACACCTACACAAGTGGCTTACGAAGACGTACAGCTACAACAAAAGGTATTAGCCAAAACAGAAAAAGCGTTGGCCGAGGACCCTATATCCCATGCGTCTAAAGTTGGTTCCCACCAAGTCAACTCCTTAGAGGATGAAAACGGTTTCGCCGCTCGTTCTGCTACGGCTTTAAACGTTGCTAACTATTATAATATCCCGGAAGCGGACATTAAGCCCTTTACACAAGACGAGGCTATATACATTAAAGAAAAAATTGACAACGGCACTACGGACGAGGTTCTACAGATCATGGAAGAGATTAACACCATGGGACCTAAAATGTCGGTAGCCGCCGCCAAGCAACTTGAAGCCTACGACCCGGTGTTCGCCCATGCCGCAGATTTAAAGACCGCAGGCCATGCCAATGTCGCGTCTCAGGTGGTAAGGGGGCAAAAACGTTTACAAGAGAACCCAGAGGTTTTAAAGCAAATTGACGGGGCTACAGAGACCGAAATAGCCGCGACGTTTATACAGGCAACGGAGGGGGCCTTGTACGATGTTCCTTATAAACATAGGCAGGCTATACAACAGGCCGCGATAGCCCATTATGTTCAACAGGGATATACCAAGTCTTTTAAAGGCGCAGATTTTAAAAAGTCAGTCAACGCGGTTTTAGGAGGTTCCGATGGACGTAACGTTATTGCCAGTGTTAACGGCTACCCAACGCTATTACCCTCCGATATGGACGAAAATACTTTCGAGGCGGCTTTGGATAATATTGGATTACAAGATTTAATGATGATGTCCCCAGACGAAACCGTGCCTCGGTACGCGGACGGTACAGTGGTTGACCTTGACGATATTAGAGATGAAGTGAAGCTAGTAGCTCTTGGTAATGACGAATATAATTTAATGTTAGAGGACGGACAAAAGCTTGTTACAGACCAAGTAAACGCGCAAGGAATGATTAAGTTTTTTATCTTTAAACCGGACGCAGACCGGATGCGTAAAGTAGCCTCACGACCTTCCAATATAAACTTGGCCTCGGTGGATATGGTTAGTGTTAAGGAAGGGTTTTAATGACAATATTTTCAGAGGCCAATGAGGATAGTAAATACGGTACTATAGAGGATGCGGCGCAGGGGCCGCGTCATGGTTTTCTCGACAGCTTCGAGGCGGCTTATAACTCCCACGTTAAAGGCGCTTCACAATTCGCTGTTGAAGAGGGTATGTTTAACCTAGAGCGAGACCAGTACCGGGCCATGAAGAACGCGGGTATTGAGGACGCTCCGGCTTTGTCCCCTTACAGTGTTGACGGTCTCTTGGATTTTATATCCCCTCCGGGGCCTAACACGGGAGTTGACGTTTATAAAGACGTTGCCAAATTTGTAAGCCAAGGAGGCACCCCAGAGCAAGCCGAGCGCATTAAAATGTTCGACGATAAGATCGAAGAGATAAGGGACAAATACCCCGACCTTGGCCTCCGTACTTCGGCAGAGATGTTTGCGCGTGTTAAGAGTGAAGCTCAACAGGCCGAACAGCACCACATGACGATGCGTCAAAATCTCACAGGTATGATAGGAGATTTTGCCGGGGGTACTGTAGCTTCTATGAACCCCTCTACGGACCCTTTTAACTTTTACACTCTTGGTGTGGGCGGTGTTGGGAAAACGGCTGTAAAGCGGATAGCGACGCAGGCCGGAGCGCAGGGGGTAATCGAGACTATTAATCAATTCACAGGCGTACAAGAAAGCCGCGAGATGCTCGGTCTTAATAGTGGTTTTGCCGATGCGGCGACCCGGGTGTTGTCTACCGCCGCAGGAGGGGCCGCGATACAAGGTCTTGGGGAGGCCGTGGCAAAGGGCGTGTCTGTGGGGGGTAGGTGGTTTCGTAACACGAAAGACGACCCGGCCCCGTTGGCGCTTCCGGCTCCGGGTCGGGAACAAAGGCTTTTAGAATATAATCCTAGCAACGTAGATGTAGTGAGGAACACTATATATGATACGCCGCACTTCGACGCTATTCGTCAAGCGTCGCCTTTCCCGGACACGAGGGAGGGGCGTGTGCGTACAAAGCTGGACGTGGATTATGTAGACCGTGTACTCGACGCTTGGGACGGGCCGGACCCGGCAGACATAAAGCCTTACACCTCAACATCTATACCTAAGCCAATATCAGAATTTGTCGCCCCGGACATACGCGTAGAGGGACCCGGTAAAAAAGACCTTGACCAGTTGGCCAGAGAGATCGACCCTCAGTTATTTACTAAGTACGATCAGTTGGCGCAACGCAACCAAGAGTACCGTCGTTGGTTAGGGGAGATGCGTCCTAATGGCGATAAGGTTAATGATATGTTATCCGGGTTAATCGCCCAGGTGGACGAGTTGTCCGACATAGTAAATAACCCTAAAACAAAATCAAGGGCGCGTAAGAAAGCTCAAAAAGAATTAGATGAATTGCTCCTTTCTAAAGAGGAACAAACCAATAAAATATTATCTACCGACACGCCGGAGATGGCTAAGGTCCGTAGGGAGATATTAAGTAACGATTTTAAAATGAGGGAGATGGCCCCCCTAGTAAGCCGGGCCTATGCAAGGGCGCAAGACAAATGGTCCTTGGGAGAAGGCGATAGAGAACTTATAAAACAGATGGTACGTACCAATAACACAAAGCTACCGCGTAACCCTTTAGAGGGGGCTGTATATGAAGACGTAGCCCCTACGTACCCGCGTACTCTTGAAGACCGCGTACCTATTTTAAGAAACGAGCCTGCAACCACTGAGGGGGTTAGACCCGGTGCGGATGCCGCCGATAGAGCTATGGCAATACTTAAAAAACATGAAGAGATTTATAACCAAAGGTTAGAAGGTTTTAGAGGTTCTATTAAGACGGCGTTGGACCCTAACGCAAAAGCGGTGACAATACCCGGAGTGGAGACCAAGGTGCAATTAAGCGACGAGATCGTTGTGCCGGGAGAAAAAGGCAAAGACAGTAGAACGCTAACAGTACGTGAGTACCTGTTAGAGCAACAGGAAAACGAATTAGATTTAGAGGCGGTTAAAACATGTTCAATCCGGTAAGCTTCGAGACCTGTATACGGGACAATCTCAAACAACGTAACTTTGGTAAGAAGAGGGCAGACGAGATCATAGAGGATTTTCGTAGCCGCCAACAATTCTATCTCGATAGCGGTAAACAAACCGCCGACGCTTCATTGTTGGCCATGAATGATACCTTTGAAAACATGTCGCGCAACGCCGCCGAGAGAGCTAAAAGAACCTCGAAGCAGATCGCCGTGCAAGCCGAGATGAAAGATAGGATTGTAAAATCCCTAAAAGTAAATATGGCTGTATGGGCTAAGGATAATGAAGTAGGGGGCAATCGTGGGAAGGCTTTAGCCAAAGCGGCTATGTCTTTTATCGAGAATGATGAACGTATAACCGGGTCTTCCTATGAGGGGCGTTATGAAGTCATAAGGGGTGCGCTATACGCCGTTGCACATGACGTGGTAGAGAAGGCGGGTAAGGGAACGTTCGGCCTCCAAAAAGGTAAAGCCCACTTAGATAACGTAGTGCGAGAAGTCCTTGGGGAAAATACCGGAGACAAAGCCGCGAGGGATATAGCGCAAGGGTGGACTAAAGGGGAGAAGCTCGGCACCCAAATGTTTAATGATGCCGGAGGTTCTATGAACCGTATCGAGGGAGGGTATTTACCGGACCCAATGAACTCGTCTGCAAAGCTTGCCGGGTCCGACATTAAAGGCAAAATTAAAAGTAAGATAGACCCAAAGAAAATAGGGGGTAAAGCTTATGACGATTTTGTTGATATAGCGAATAAGCATTGGGATTGGGATAAAATGAGATGGCCGGACGGCTCCAAGATTAAACCCGCCGACAGACCCGCCGTGATCGAGCGCGTATATACCACTAAGGTGTACGACGGAGGTAACAAAGTGGACGATACAAAACTACGTGGTCAAGGCCAAGCTTTAGGTAACATGCTGGACCAACACCGCTTCGTTCATTATAAGAACGCCGACGGGTGGCTAGAAGCCCATAAACGTTTTGGGGACGGCAACGTCATGGACGTTATGTTCTCTCACTTTAATGACATGTCGCACAAGATCGCTATGGTGGAAATATTTGGGCCTAACCCAGACCTAGCTTTTAAAAACCTAGAGGCTATTGTTACCAAAACAGCCTCAGACAATCTCACCCCGGACGAGCTGAAGAAAGCACAGGCTTTCATGTCAAATCGTGTAGAGAAAGCTTTTCAAGTTGTAAGCAGACAAAACCCTATGGACCCGGAGAGCCTGCCCGGACAAGCCGCCGTGTCTATCGGTAATATTCTAACCTCGGCGCAATTAGGCTCCGCGTCTTTATTGGCAATACCCGGAGACTTCATGCAAAGTATCGCTACAAGGGCCTCTAACAATCTACCTCTATTCGACGGTATAGATATGTACTTTAAAAGCTTAGTCGGGGATAGAGCGTTCATGGACGATATAGCCGTGCAATCCGGTTACTTGGCCGACGAGCTTATCAGTTCGGTATATGCGACAACCCGCTTTACAGGTATTAACACCGTAGGTCCCGCATGGTCAAAGCGTGTAAGCGATACGGTTATGAGAGCGTCGTTAATGTCCGGCCATACCAAGTCCGCACGACGTACTATACAGTTTGAGTTTATGGGTATGATGCGACGCGACATGGGTAAAGAGTTTGATACGCTACCGTACAAACCTTTAATGGAGCGTTGGGGTATTACAGCCGAGGAGTGGAACGCTTTTAGAAAAGGGGTCCCGCCGCACTCCCCTCGTAAGGACATTAACTTCTTACGTCCTATAGATATTTTGAATACGGACATAAAAAACAAAGAGCTAATATATCGTAAGTTTCAAGAGATGATTATTGAAGCGGCGAGAACGGGGGTGCCGGAAGCGACTATTGGTGCCGCTATAACGCTAAAAGGCAATACGAGACCGGACACCTTTGTGGGTTTATTGCTTCATAGCTTTGCCATGTATAAGAATTTTGCCCTAACGTTTCCTTTAATATACGGGAGGTTAGGGATGGCTACTAACAATAAAAGGTTAGGGAGGCTTGGATTTTATGCAGGGTTAGGAGCGGGAATGACGTTAGTAGGTGCTATGGGCCTACAAATGAAAGAGGTCTCTAAAGGTAAAGACCCTATGGCTATGGATAACCCGAAGTTTTGGGGGGCCGCTTTCTTGGCCGGAGGCTCTACCTCCCTATGGGGGGATTTTATGTTTCGTAACGTGGACGTATACGGAGCAAGCCTAGCCGACGAGGTAGCCGGACCTTTAGTGGGGTTTGCTAATGATACAAAGACGTTAGCGTTCGGGGATGCCTTTGGTTTCGTAGATGCCTTGACAAACAATGAAGCTTACGAAGCAAAGTTTGCGGAGAGGCTTACCAACTATGTCAAAAAGTACACACCCGGCACGAATATATGGTGGTCAAGACTTGCATTAGAACGGCAAATATGGGATAGATTAGAGGAGCTTTCAAACCCGAGGGCTTACTCCAAGCGCCGCCGTAAAGAGAGACGACAAAAAGACGAAGGCGGTAATGAATATTTTTGGCCAATGGGAGAGCGTATGCCTGATCGTTTACCCCATTATAGGAATAAGGATTAGGGATGGCTATTTCAACAGAAGTAAATGCGCGGAAGCATTTAAACATACAAGCCGGAGTTGACCTTCAGAATGATTTTCCCCTTTACGCCAAAGACGAAGTTATTGTTTTCTACGGCAACGCGTCCTTAAAAGCCATAGAGATTATAGACTACTCTGTTACATTGAACCCAGATAGTTACGATCAATTTACAATCACTCCTACGCAAAGTTTAATTGACAAGATAAACGCCCTCATAGCCTTAGACAACACAGAGACCAATAGGGTTGTAGTACGTCGGGTTTTAGATTATAAGACCACCGTCACCAAAGAGACGGTTCGCTTAACGGCTTTTCTTTCCCGGGAGATTGAGCGCATAATGATGCGCTTTCACCAAGTAAATGAAAAGCTTGCGAAGTCGTTAACGTTATCGGACATTGAAGTGGGGGATATTAATAACCCGATTACCATCGACCCCCCTCAGGCGGGTACGGTATTAGTGTATGATGCCGTCCGTAGGGCCTTTAAGCCCGGCCCCACCTCAGAACAAATATTATCGGCCAACGATGATGCCTTACAGGTGGCGGCAGATAAGCTCCTGATAGAGGGGTATAAAAATGAAGTGCAGGCGGCGGCAGCCCAACTCCCCCAAAACAATTATGGGGCGGCCCGCGCCCCTCTTGCCACAGACGATAATACACAAGGCTACTCCGTCGGGTCCTCTTGGGTAAATACCGCAGTATCTCCCGCAGACGCTTATCTCTGTACCAGCAGTGCCACGGGGGCGGCAACGTGGGAAGAAACCTTAATCCAACCCGCAGATTTTGGGAGTGCGGCTTTCTCAGAGGCCGTAGATTTTGCCCCGATAAAAGCCTCCTCTTACGCCATTGACGGTTTGGAGTTTTCAAACAATGTCATGGATAGCGCACATGACATTGATATTCAACCCGGCTCTGCTTACGACCACTCAAAGGCTAAGGTTATAACCCTAACCTCTAGCAGGACAAAACAACTCGACAGCACCTTTGTCGAAGGCACAAACGTCGGGGGTTTTGCCGCCGAGGAAACTCTCCCCGTCAATGGAACTATTCATATTTGGCTTATTGCCAAAGCAGACGGTACAACAGACATACTTGCAAACAATCACGCGGCAAGCGCCCTCTCTCCCGTCTTGCCTGTAGGCTTTACATTGAAGCGCCGCGTAGCCTCATTAACCACAGACGGTAGTGCAAATATTTTAGGCGTATCTCAATACGGTGACAGGTTTTATTACAACAACCATATTACTGAAGTCCACACTGCGCCGGGGGTAAGAGTCCCCGCTTCAGACGTTCCGCTTAAGCTCCCCCACGGCGTATCCCCTATAGCCCTACTCAACCTAAGACTAACATCTGCGGGTTCGGGGGTTGTTGACCGCTTTCTTCATGCATTTATACACCCCGCCGCAACCTCACCTACCCAATTAGCGTCCGTGTCAAATAACTATGGGGCAGTGTATGTCACCCCCCAAGTCCCCATGGCCAGTGTCCCTGTTTTAAAAAATCTTGAGGTGGTACAAACCTCAGGGCCTCTTGATACAGGATACTGGGTGCTAACACTTGGCTGGATCGACGAAAGGAAAATCTAATGGCTTGGATTAAAAGAGACAATAGTGGTAAAATAATCGAATGGCACCGGACAGCGCCTACAGACACCTCAGGGTACGAGTATAACGAAAGCGCCCCTCTACCCTCAGAAAGCAGTATATAATGACCCTACTTATCTGTATCTTTCTAATCGTATACATGGCTGTAACGTCTGCCGACGCAGGCGGTTCTATGCCATGGTCTCGCAAATGGAAGTGGGCCTTTATACCGGAACTACTTTTTGTACTACCTATAGCGGTAGTGAGTACATGGCAAACACAAATGCTCGTAGGTCTACCCCCTCTAGGTAGTGTCCTATGGTTTATCGTTTCCTACTTTATATCCTATATATTTATGCAATCGGCAACGTCCCCCGGTCTTAATTGGGATTGGGACTATCACGGCCCCCGAGGCAAAAAGCCTAGCTCCAAAACGTTAACTAAAGCACTCGACGTTATCGTAAATGTCCTTAACTTTCCCCTGAAGCTTTTTAAGAAAGAGATCGTACTACCCGAGCAAGGCTCCGAGGCTTACGCGTGGTTATACATGTCGTTTAAAGGCTTCCTTATGACGCTACCTATAGGGGGTTTAGGCGCTATTGCATGGCCATTGGGGTACGAGATAGGGTCTCATGGTAAAGACCGTATCCGTCACCACCACAGGTACACTGAGATGATAGCGGGAGCGATATGTGCTATTGCCGTAATTTCATATTGCGGTATAATGGGGCTGTTAAAAAGTTATTATATGTGATGGAGTGGGGGACAATGATTGATTTTCTAATGTGGGCTGGTGGGCTAATTGGCAGTGGAATATTTGCACTAATTGGATGGATATTCGGAAAAGTTTTTAAGCAGATCGAAGAATTACAACATAAAAACGATTTAATTGTTAAAGGATTGAGCGAATATAAATTGACCAGCGCAAAAGACGTACATGGATTACAAAAAAGTATTGACGCTCACAAGCTTCATGCCTCTGAAAGATTTGCAACAAAGTTAGAGGTTCGGGATATGTCGGATAGGATAATGCTGAAGCTGGACAATATAGATAACAAGCTAGATGGGAAGGCTGATAAACAATGAGTTTCAGGACGAAAGCATTAGGCGCGGTTTGCGCGGCCTGTATCGCGGCCTCCGGGTTTGTATATAGTCAAAGATCAATCACAAACTTAAACGAAACCCGCGTCGAGATGCAGACGTTGGGGAATTGTGCAATTGAAAGAACGCCTGTTGACTATGTGATTGTTGACGGCGGACGCACACAAGAGGAGCATTTAAAAAATGTTGCCAACGGCAAAAGCTGGACTAAACGCTCCCGCCACCAAGACGGAGCGGCGATAGATATTGCGGCCTATGTGGAGGGAAAGATTACCTACGAAGCGAAATACTACGAGCCAATATTAGGAACCTTTTATTTTTGTAGCGAACTACACAATATCCCGATAATCACGGGGGGCGAATGGAAAGCGGGGGACTTCATGCACATTGAACTGGATAGGAAATACTACCCATGAGTTTTTTAAAACTGTTAGGGAGGAACCTAGATATGATCGCAATGGGCGTAACATTAGCTGTGATTGGCCTGTTGTATCATAGTGTCAAGGTGTGTAGCCTAAAAAAAGAAAAGCTCACCATGGAGCTTTCTGAGGTCAAAGACGATAAGGTTAAATTACAAAATACCTTGGACCTTCAGAAAACCGAGGCCATGATAACTGAGGAGGAGTCCAATGAATACCAAGCTAATATCCGTTCTTTGCGTCGTGATCTTAAGCGGGTGCAATCACGCCCATACAAGTGCCTTATCCTCCAATAACAATCTGCCCCCTCGTCCTGCCGGACCCATGGAGCCTCCCCAGAAGGAAAGTTTCTTTGAGGAGATGGACCGGGTTATCGAGGACATAGACCCGGCTAAGGGAGAGGGTATACGAAGCGACTACCTTCACGACTTCTCGGCCCGGAGTGAAGAAACACGTCAAAAGCTCCTGAGCTTACAGTCGTGGGTGAACCAGATATGGGCCGGACGCGCCGCCCTCGACGAGCAATAACACCCGTTTTCCAATTCTCCTGTAAATATTATCAAAACCCCTTGTGAATAGGCCGTCAGCTCGTCACCCGGTCGCACGCCGGCATTTGCTTTTTGTTTAAAATCAAAGAGTTATAAGTAGGATAATATTCTTAATAAAAAATAACTTTAAAAAAGCTCATTTTCCAATTTACCGGACAAGATTATCATAATTGACTATATGATAGATATGTAAACTTCTTCCTTGCCTGTCTTCTCTATGTAGTCACGCACAAAAGTAACCGTCGTATCACCAATCCTATGCCCTTTTGTAAGCATCTTTTCTAACAGGGCTTTAATCTCAATCTGTCCTTTATTCGCCCAATAGTTTTCTTCGGACTTCATTAACGCTACAGCTTTATTGACGGCCATCTTGGCAGAGTTGTCGTCCCTCATGCCCGATATGATGGCCTTGGCTACACGGTCCTCTATGCGCTCGTGAGATAGGGACACGTCCTCTTGTTTCAACACCCCTACGGTGTCGCCGGATTGTATTCGTACTGCTTCTTTTTTAAACCATATAGGGTGGGACCGCGCTAAGGTTAAGTTCATCTTTGCGTCGTCAAGCCGAACCCATTTGTTACGGTCCTCGTCCCGGAAGCCATAACGTTCTGCGTCGTCTTCTGTAGGACCTACCAAAGTGAAAGCCACACGCGCCGCGTTCGTTATAGCCGAAGCTCCCCTAGCCATATCTACATCTCCGGCCCTGTTATTCATTTTACTAACATGGTGTAATGCCAACACCGACACGTTAGCCTCCCTCGCTATATATTGAAGGGTCTCCATAACAAAGTCCATCTTAGGGTTATCACTCTCGTCAACTTTGTGTATTTTAACAAGAGGGTCAAGAACCAATAACCCTACGTCGTCTGATTTTGCATACTCTATAAGTTGCCTAACAACCTCCTCGTTACGGTAAGCCTTCCTAAACTCTTCGTTTACCAAGTCCAACTTAATCTCAGCTTGTGATAGTAACATTATACTTGACGACACACTCTTATAGTCTAACAGGTTCTTATTACACATAGCCAAAAGACGACGCGATTGCTCGTGTACGTCGTCCTCAGCATTGTATACAATCGTCTTATATCCCCTATCAGGTTTTGAGTTCATAAACTCTTTCCCTAACGCTAAGTGTCCTGCAAGGGCTAACGATATAGAGGACTTACCAGCCGACCCGGCGGCAAGCATAAGTGTTACATTTTGCTTCATTAACACCCCGGGCATTAACCAAGGGCGCGGCGGTATGGCCATGGGTTCTACCGCATTACCAAAAGCTAAACCGACTTGCTCGAATATGGAAGGGGGTGGGGTAAGATGGGGCGTTATGTGACCGAAGAGAAACTCAGAGGATATGCGGCCCTCTGCGGCGGTAGCGTACCGGGATGCGTTATCAACTTTTGTGTACAGATCGTCCAGTTCCCAAGGGGGTTGGCACCTCGGGTTATAATAGTCCCGCATAAGGACGCAGGCCGTTTCATACCCTATGCCTAATTCTTTTTGTAATCGAGCGGCAACTTTAAAGGTGGTCTCGTCCCCGGACCGCCCCTCAATGGCTGGGGGTGCTGTTATAAGGTAGTTGATCGCGGCCTGTATAGCCGCTTGGCTGTCTAGCTCAAAGTCGCCTGCCCGGCCTTCCCTTTTGTACGGGTCCTTGAGGTGGACTTCAATAGTAGACGGTATCCATTTAATCGGCGCTTCATTCGCAACGACATACCACTCCGTACCTGTCCCCGGAATATAAGAACCCGGCGCGACGACGAAACCATTATGTGATCGCACATCGACCGATCCAGATATTGAAGCATTACCACTGTCGGGTCCGTTGAAGTAACAATGGTAGCCTCCTGTTGGAGTTTGAACCACGAGGGTATCGAACGTCCCTCCAATGTTAGCGTATTCATTTAATCCGTCCTTACCTTTCTTAACGTCAATATCTATAACCACCATGTCATTACAAAGACAGCCTATATTATAAGCTTTCTCCGTATTTAACACCGGGTCTGTCCACATACGACGTATAGTATCAACGTCCGTAGTGGCTAATTTTGGAAAGTTATCAAGCGCAGGCTCTTTAGAGTATTCCTTTAACGGAAAGACACGGAAGCCCCTTTGCGCCCACGATAACGCGGCGGCTAGTTGCGACATGTCTTACCCTTTTAATTTTGATAGCCTATAAGTCCTTTTAGTTATTCCCGGTTCTATCTTTTTACCTACACCATCCTTGGCCATGGACTCGTTGGTACGACTAAACGGCCCTCCAAGTTTCATTTGCATATCTCGTGCGTTCATATCCCCCGGGTCCCCATATATCCTACTGTAAATAACTGCAACGTCGTAGTCTGTATTGTCTTCCAAAAAAGCCTCTTGAACTTTTTTCTGAAACATAGTGCTTGTCTTCATTTTACGTACCTCCCATACTCCCATGCCTTAACGGAGAGAGGAAGACCCTCAGCCCAATGCGGCAAAATTGACATTATATTTTCAAACTGTTTTACGTTCAGATCAGAACGGGACGTTGGAGTAAGAGCTACCACCTCGTCGTGAACCGTGAGGATGATAGGGTACTCTTGCGCTTCGAGGTCAAACATGCGGTCTACCATTAAATCTAATGATGCCGCCTGTACAATGTTCTCACATTGTAAACCTCCATAAAGGCTTTGCCTCTTCCACTGCTTTGTCGTGCTGTCTTGGCCGTAGAAGACAACCTTGTTACGCATAGCGGACTTTAGCTCCCCCGTTTTCTTATCTGTGTATGTAAATTCTTCGTTTTGTATTTCAGGGGAAGAATAGCACAGCATACGCCCGGAGGGAAGAAGGCACCATAGGCACCGTTCGTCTGAATAATACCCGATACGTCCGTCCGCGACTTTAATCACGTTGTAGGGGTCTGATACGGCCTCAATAGCGGCATCCTGATAGTCCCACCACGATTGTACGATCGCAGGATTAGTGGCCCTCCACTTATCCACAATAATTTTAATGGCCGTCCACTCTTTCTCTTGGAGGTCACACTTCATATTGGATTTAGCATACTGCGCGGCGGTAAAATCCCACACCTCAGGGGCCGTAGTTTCGTACATAGGGCCTGAAAAATCAAAGGGGGTAATGCCGTAGTTATCAGCCATAGAGATATACGCGTTTATACTACCCTGATACCCGCAGGCCAACTCTTGCACCTTACCAACTTGTCGTCCCCAATCGTCAATGTCGTCTAACGGGGTGTTCATGGAGCGAGAGAACGCTAATTTATATAAGTCGGGTCCTACCCCGTTGTCGTATTCGTGAAAGGCTTTTAGTTTCCACGCCTCATTAGCCAACCAAGCATTGACCCGGCCTTCAATGTTACTAAAGTCGCCGCCTATTAACTGCGTCCCCTCCGGGGCTTTAATCATGGAGCGTAAAGCGCGTGATAAAAGTTCTATCACCATATCGTCGCCATGAACACAAGCTATACGATCATATATATCTTTAATAGGCATGTCCGTTATGAACATACTTTGCATCCACTCAAAGATAGTCGCTTCTTTCTCGTAGTCAACACGAGGCAAATTCTGAGGTTGCACTAAACGTCCGGCCCACCGTCCCGTTGACGCGCCATGGTAATTTAATAAACCTTTAATGGTACCATCGACACACACCGAATTAAGCATGGCCTGATATTTAGCGGTACTTGTTTTCTTTGAAGCCTTTCTAAGCTTTATAGCCTCGATAGCCTCTTTGTCCCCGTTCATCTCTGCCATAAAAAGTATGTTAGGTATGACACCTTTTTTAACAGTGTCGAAATTAAGGCCGCGACTTTGTAACCATTCTAGCATCTTAGCGTCTGTCGAACATTTAGGGACGGCGCGATTTGTGATTTGTCGCATACGTTTATCCGCTTGTCGCTTTGCATACTCTACCAACTCATTAGAGCGTTCAACGGCCTTAACATCTATAGGTATACCCCGTTCATTTATAACTTGGTCTAGCTCCCATGTACGCCGTTGTAGTTCCGACATTTGTGGCAACTTTTCGTCAACTTCACTCTCTGTTAGAACGTCTTGAACGCAATATGCCTCAAGCCTTTCTACATTATCAATCTGGTCCCACCACTCAGGCTCTCCGTCTGCGTTTATCCGGCGCGGTTTTGCCATCTTTTTCATTAAGGCGCTACCAACTTCGTCTTTTTCTTGGCTACTACCAACTACCTTACATAGCTTTTCAAGGACCTGAGGGTGGGCGACGGTAGACGCACGAGCTAACGTACAATCCTGATTAGCAATCTGTAACTTTGGCCAGTGGGGTTTATGTATGGCGACTAAATGCTGGTTCCATATCGTACGTTCAAAAGCCGCGTTGTGCGCGGTGACGATACCTCCGCGTTCAATATGGCGTAGTAACTCTACCGGGTCTGGCATCCCATGCTTCCATAGGTGGACAGGCCCTTGACCTATACGCCACGCAAAACACCAAATCCCTGTATGAGGGTCCTCCACATAGCGGAAGACCCCCGAGGTTTTTAGGTTCGTCGTGCTTCGTGTCTCGAAGTCGATATGTGCGGCCAACCCCATAATGACTATTAATTCATAAAGTCAAAATCCGAAGGGGATGTAGTCGCAGGAGCCGCAGAGTGTTGGCCGGGTTGCGTACTTGACGGCGGTGTAGCAGTCGGTGCAGTACCCGGAGGGGTAAACCCCGCTGGAGCTGGTGCGCCTGCCGGAGCCGAGTAGCCGGGAAGGCCCTGAGGCTGTTGTGGCACGTTGTTATTACCCATACCCGACATATCAGGACGAGAGATAGGGGCCGACACGTTCACGCCCGCAAACTGATCTTTATTGGCCTTAGCGCCGCCGCCAAACTTCTTATCGTCACCAATAATCATAACGTTCTGAAGACCGAAGCTTATGCCCTTATTCGTTTTGGTTTTATAGGCATAAGTGTTAACAGCGCAGATAGCCCATACGCCCGGGTACACTTTTGACTCGTCTACAATGGGGTTATAACGAATATCTGTAACAGGGGGTTGGTATCGTGACCCCGCGTTAATATAAACGCATCCCGGGGTGAAGCCGCCAAAACGGGTCTTCTCGGACTGATCTTTAAAGGGGGATTTAACGCCTTGATACTGTTGTCCGTCCCACATGGCCGAAAATTCCTCGCCGCATGTTTGGTAAAATGCGTCATAAAATAATTGCAAATTTACGTTAGGGGGGAATAGCAACGCGGCACCATATTTGTCCTCGTCGTTGTCGTCCTTATTAGGTTTAAACAAAGCGTCAAAGGCAAGCCGTACAGGCCCGGTGATAATGTCCCCGGTAGGTTGTCCGGTATCTTGGTTAAAGACGAGTTGTGGAGGGCAGGAGGCCATGGTCTGTGTAATCCACTGGTCTCCCACAATGCTGTCGTTCATAATAGTGGTAGTCATTTTTCAATTCTCCTTTGGTGGTTGAATATATCCGACACCCTCGAACACTTGACGGCTGGAATTAACCGCCTGCCGCCCATCCTCCTCCGGTACGAGGGTTAAATTACCTGAGGACTCTTTAGTAGTAAAATACGCAAACTGTTTTCCCGCGTCTTCAGCCGCAAGCTTCCGCTTCTTTTTGGCTACACGTTTTTTAAATGCGTCTTTCACTTTACGCTCCGCTTCCGTTATCGTTATAAACTTCTGCGAGAATAGCTTATCTGTGTCACACCCGATCAGCGCCGCTAACTTAGGGGCTATGTCGTCGGGGTCTCCATTCCAATGCCGCTTTGCCTTGGCCTCTACCAACTTAAATCCCGGTACGTCCTTGCCATTATTGAGCATCTCATAGGCGTAACTTTCCACGCCGTCTATCCAGTTTTTTAGTAAAGGTAGGGCTTGTAGGATATAACTGATACGCGCTGGAGGTAACGACTTTACGTCTGGTATCTTAGGACCTTGTATATCCTCCGGCGTATTAAACTCAGGGTTAATAACCTGTACCGCTTTAGCCTGTAGTGCGGGGCAAGCGTAGTTACCGTCGCAATATTTGCAATACTCGCCGGGTATCAAGGGCGCATCCGGCTCTTTAGATTTTTTAATAATCTCGTCAAGCTCGAAAAGGTATTCCAGTACATCGACAGGAGATAAATCTACCTCTCTAACAATACCGTCTTTGTGAAAGCTATTAGGCTGTACAATTACTAATGTTATTAAATCGAAGTCAGACGGCTTTAATTGGCCGTCACCATATAATAACCCTGCGGCATACTGTCGGGGTTGTCTTGCGGTTGTAATATCTACATCTTTATAGCCATGTTTATAATCGGCAATAACGAGGGTCCGGGCTTTTAAGCTATATATCGCTATATCTAAATAACCTCCCGCATCTCCCGGCGCTTCTGAAACTTGGGGGTTAACATACTCCTCTACCATTAACACCGCGTCACCGTATACGTCGTTTAGGTCCGCGTAGGTTGCGGCTACCCAATCAAAAGCGGTATTAACAGCATGTATAAAAGAGGAGTCATAATTCTTATCTTTGTGTTTACTCAGGGCCTTGGCGGCGTGGAACCTATACACACCCTTTTCTAGCCCGGCGGCCAATATGTCGTGGGCCTCGGTGCCAACCCGGGCATAGCCGCCGTCCCGTCTCGGAGGAACGCGATCTAAAAATGATACGCTCCCCGGACAGTTCGCAATGCGATCTGCCTGAGAGGGAGAATAGCGGCTATGTGGGCGGTCTTCGTTCATTACAGGGCAAAAACCTGTAAGGCTAACGGATAATTTGCCTCTGGAATGTCTGAGATTTTAGTAGCGCCACCGACTTCGGCAAACTTTGCCTTCGTTGCTACGGGGCCGTGAGCGTCCGCGTATGCCTGTACGGCCTGTTGCACTTGGGCCAAGGTTACATTACCGCCCTGCGCCGGAGCCTGTGGGGCCGGAGCCTGTGGGGCCGGAGCCTGTGGGGCCGGAGCCTGTGGGGCCGGAGCCTGTGGGGCCGGAGCCGGGGCGTGGTTGTTTGCGGGGGCCGGAGCGGCACCACGGATAGCTTGCATAGCCTCTTCAAGACTATTAAATTTTACGTATACTTCTGGCATCATTTTTCTCCTTTAGAGTTTAGATTTAAGTTAAAAAGTGGTGGGTTTAGCTATGCTTCTTACTAAAGACATGAACCCTTTTTGTAAGTCCGTTTTAGCGATAGCGAGCCACCTTGGGTCGGCGGGTTCATGTATAGGTACATTATTGTCGTGGTGTGTATGAGATAAACGTTCGACAAGGTCTCCTACTTACTCGGCTAAATTTTTAGCTTCGTTCATAAGTTCAATATCCTCTTCGGTTAAATCTCTATAACCTTTAATCTTTTCGTGTTGATCTTTTACCACGGCTTCATTTTTCTCCTTTAGAGTTTAGTGTTAAACATGTTTACCGCACCGTCAATAACTTGTCAACGGGGCGGCGGCCATTTGTTCACCATCAATTTGTGCGATAGCGGCAGTTTTTTCCGCAACTATAGTGTTGACCGTTTCATCTATTGTGTTGGCCAACGTTATAAACCGCGCGGACACGTCTTGTCTTTGTCCATAGCGGTGAACCCTTTTAATCGCCTGAGCGTTACCAGCCGGGGACCAGTCGCTTTCTAGCATATCTATCTCGGAACTTTCCGTGAGTGTTAACCCGGTGCCTGCAACTTTTATGTTACCAATAAACACCATGCACTCCGGGTCATTCATAAATCTCTCTACGGCCTCTATCCGGTCGTTTTCCGACGTAGCGCCATAGGCCATAACAGCGTCGTACCCGTTAGTCACTAAATAGTGGTGTAGGTATTGGATAGGCTCGGAGTGTATCGCAAACACAACACGCTTACCGGACCCGGCATCTAACTCCCACTTCAACGTCTGGGCGTAAGGTATAACCTTCGACTTACCAACTAAACGCCTTAGCGTTGCGATATACTCCGCATCTAAATTGGATAGACCACCACTTTCGATAGCGTCCAATACCGCTTCCTCAATAAACGGGAACTGCTTAATCATGTCGGCTATCTCTTTGGTGTCGCCGTCCACCATGACCTCTTTCATAAAGATAGGGGGCAACTCCATACCTACATCATTATGAAAGCGCCTTATAGAGTTATTAAGTATAAGCTCCCGTAGCATCCCCGTTAGCTCAGGTCTTACACTATGTTTCTCGGAGAATGAAGTCGATCTACTTTTAAAAAATGTCTTCTTAAATTCTGCCGGGGTTAAATCCATGGCCTTTGCAAAACGTAGAAAGGCGTATATGTCGTTAGGGTCATTAGCCATAGGCGTACCTGTCACATGCCAAGCATAACAAGCCCACTGTACCCATGAGTGCTTACCACTGGCATGTAACCCTAATATCTGTTTTGTTCTATTAGCGTCAACGTTCTTTAAGTAGTGGGCCTCGTCCATTACAAGGAAGTCTATAAACTCGCCTTGCTTACCAAACTCTTTTCTCCACTTCGCCGCTTGCTCGTAGGACATAATGATAACGTCGAATTTGTTACGGGTCCACGCTATAAAATCGTGTATCGTAGAGCCTTTACAAATACGCAAAGGGTACTTTGAAAACTTTCTAAATTCGTTAATCCAGTTTTGACGTAGCATTGCCGGGCATATAATAACCCCACGTCGTCCGTTTATCCTATTGATAGCGCCTATGGTCGTTGCGGTTTTACCAATACCCATCTCGTCGTGCAAGCCGAAGCGGGACCGCGAGGCCATGATCTCGGCGGCGTATTCCTGATAGCCAAATAGGGGTAAGGGTTCCGTCATAGGGTAGGAGCGCCGCCGGGGTTAAAGTCGAAGTTGGTTTGTTTGGAGCAAGGCTCTACGTCCTCTTGTGGGTTGGATACATAGTCCATGCCGCCATGAAAGCGTTCTGCGTCCTTAGTAAATATAACGCCTGTATTCATACTCATATACACGATACTTGTTCTTTGGGTTTCAACGCAAAATACCGGAAAGAGCATACGGTATAACACACCGGATTTTCTATGTCTAAATATCATTTTTATCTCCCTGAAAAATAAAACTTATTTTAAATATTTACATTTTGGTAAAGGGTGTAGTGTTCATCGGAGGTGAAGCTGTCGCCTAGTGAAGGTAAGACGTGATCGCCGCCGTACATTGCTATCATAGCCGCCTCGGCCCGGTCAACACATAAGCCCCCTCTAGCGCCTATAAATTTTTCTGCGTCGGCGGGCATATATTGTTGGGCTATGCCAACTATCTCTTGGTTATAATCTTTAACATTTTTCCCCGGCACTTTCATTATGCGCTTCCAGTGTAGAGGCGGTACGGTCTCTAATATTATAGAGGCATCGACAAGCGCCTGTACAAGTTGGCCGACACCGACACCAAAGGCAAAGGCCGCAGAGGCCGATTGCCCGGGGAGGCCGTTAACGCGCTCCATAACACAAAGCTCTACTCCCATTAATACGGCCAAATCAAACTCGCTGGCAATGGCTATAGCGTCTAAACGCTTACGCTTCTTTTTTGACTTTCCAACAGTAACATACCAATGCGGCATGTCGATTACACGCACACAACGTCTTTGCATGGTGTCGTACATTGCAATCGCACCTCCCGCACCCGGGTCTATCCCCATTACAAGCGCCATTAGTTAAGTTTACTCTTAAGGATTTTGGCAATTTCGAGGGCTTCTTTTTTACTATCTCTAACATAACGTGGGTCTCCTACCACAATCTCCGAGGCAATTACATGAATATATGGCTGGCTTAGTTCGTTCGCTCCATAATCGTCTACGCCGCACCCACTATCTATTATAGTTAACGGTAACTCTTTTCTTTTTGAAAGCCTCTCAAGGGCTTCGTATATGCCATCTTGTATATTACTAGGCCAATCCTCTAGCTTGCCCTCCATATAGTGCGTGACGTTAACGATAAGGTCAAATACACGTATGCCTGTCGCTTGGCCTACTATGTCGCCGTCTTCATTCTTCTTTATCTCTATGTTACTCATTGTTTTTCCTCTTCCTGAAATAGTCGCGTTGCCGCGCTAAGTTAATAAGTTTCTTTTTCTTTTGTCTTTGCATGTGTTTATTTAGATCAGTCTTTGCGGCTATCATATCCCCTATACGAGAGGATAAATAGTTTTCGATTAAAGACCAAGTGGTATCATATTCCATCTCTGTAAGCCTGTGTACATTTGTCTCCAACGGCTCCAATTCTAAATAGGGTATGCCGATATTTTGCGCTAAAATGCGGGGGGGTTCATCCAGCACTTTACAGATACGGATAAGGAGGGGGTCGTCGTTACATACAGGGCTTTTATACCTTTTCATCCGGGCTTCCATTCATCACATAATCTACGTTTAAATTCGGGTTATCGAGCATCTCGTGTAGCCGCCTCCAGTGGGTGTTGGTAATGGGGTTGGGAGGGGTGAGACAAGGCGATACATAATCCTCGTTGTCTACACCCCACTGTACCCCACAAGCGCCGCAATACCAAGTATCAACTACGCGATACTTTTTGCACTTATTGTATTGTAATGGCTTCTGTCCCATCTAAAATCGCTAGTCCCCTGTGCAATTCGTTTAAGTGTTCAATGTAACGCGCGCGTATCATAGCCGTGTCCTTATCGTCTATGGATATGTCGGTGTTACCTTTTTGCCATTTGGTATAAGTTTGACGTGACACACCGATCTCTTCGGCCATGTCTTTGTCTTTCTCACCCGCGTGGTCCTTAAGGATAACAAGCACGTCATGGTCAAATAAGATTTCACTTTCAACTTCCCCTACCGCCTCGTCTTTGGCCGTAGTTTTCTTAGCGGTCTTTTTGGCCGCAGGCTTAACAGAACCTTTTGGCTTGTATTCCTGTACGAGATTGTAGATGTACTCTACGGCATCGTTTGCCATGTAGCTACGTACGCCGCGCAGAATTTCAACGTCACTTTCGTCGAGGCCGAGACGGGGCGCGGCACCATAGGCTAAAATATCGTCGTCGTCCGAGACAATATCGAGGTCGTCATAGACTTGCATGGTGTCATGCTTTTCTCCGATCTGGTCTTTGATTTTTACGATAACTTCTTTTAGCTCGTCGTCACTTCCATTATCGTCGGCTGTACTGTCGTCGCCCTTAACGTCTTCGATACGCTGGTCAAGCTCGGCCTGTAATTCGGCCTCTACAATGTTGGCGTTGGATAAAATCTGATTAGGCTTTTTATTGTGTGTCACGGTCTTCCATAGCTCCTTAGCCATCGACTTCGCGAACTTGGCAACGCCGCCCTCTTTCCAGACGTTACTTTCCGTCGTGTTCTTACCTACCCAATCGTTAGAGAGCCACGGCATATACGGTTCAACGGCCTCTTCTACCTTATCGTCAACAGCACATTCCCATTCGTTTTTATCTGCCGCCTCTTCATACTCACCGTCCATTAACTCTTGGTTGGTAACAACCTTTTGTATCTCCGGTTCAATCATAGAAAAGAGCGTGTTAATAAAAACAAGCTCTGTAGATTTTAGGGCCGCATCTTTTACGTCGTCAATCGTCGGCATTTTCTTTTTACGTTTTGTAATCTTTACCTTGGGGTGTTTAAACGTCTCCTCAAAGATCGCTTCCTTCGGTGCATATTCATATATATTCATTTGTTTTCTCCTTAGTTATGGTTGGTTAGTTAAAGCAGGCTTCGGCTCCGTGGAATCCGACGCAAGCTAGGCCGAGAGTAGAGACTAACAGTCCGGCCATAATAATTAAAGCGATAAAATCAAGCCAATCCTCTGCGGGTAGTTTTAATAGTTTTTTAATCATTACTGTCTCCGTCTTGTGGGAAGTGGTAAGCGTCACTCATGTCGGGGTGCTTAACACGATAGTACCCGGGTTGCATTATAGCCTCTAGGGTTTGTATAGGCCGGGACGCGCCAATAAACACTTGGCCGATTTGCACCCCGGTAAACAGGACGCATAGCCGTGTCGGCTCTCCCTTCGGATAGATCGTTATGTTTTTATTTAAGTAAAATTTCATTTTAGTTCCCCTTCTTTTGTGGCGGATTTAATTAGGGATTTATGAAGTCTCTGCAATTTATCAATTTTAAAAATATCATAATACTCGCCGTATATAATATTGTGTAAGGCAACCCTTAAGTCCTCTGTTATTATATAGGCGTCACCTACCTCCGGCACCTCGTTATCGTTGGCCGTTGATTTCCTCCGGTATTCTTCTTTCAATACAGTAAGCTCCGTTGTCGGCGTATTTTACGCAACTGTATTTATCGTAGAAATTATTAAAGCCTATCCATGATACAAGCACTATAACCACCAATGCTATTAGCGCGAGTATTAAAACGGCACTTTTATCTTGACTATCCACTATATAACTCCTCTTTCCTAATTTTAAATTGAATACCACACACCATAATAGGGTTTCCTTGCTTTAGGTGGTCAATCATTGCCTCTACTGAGTAGAGGTTACACGTTCCCCCTCTAGCGATTTGTATGATCTCGTCATACTCATTGTTATAGAATGTCTCAAATTGCTCGGCATTTAGGTACACGCACCTAACACGGCAATTAGCCGTAAACATGTTACGCCTAATGTTCATAGCGTTTTCAAATGTATATAGCTCGGGGTTCTGTAGCAACGGTTTGTCTCCTAAGGTCTTATTCGGTTAGCTTATCGGGGTAATAGGCTAACCTGATAAAACCTTATTTTTTCGTTGGTTCTATCCTCCAAACACGTACCCCACCTTCGACCGGGTACACGCGGAATACATAGTCGTCGCCAAGCTTTTTCTGGGCGTTACGACGCGCGCTATTAAGGGCCATGCGTTTACGCTTAACGGCCTCTGTGTATGCTCTCTTCTTTTCTTGCTCGTTTTTGTAGTTGCCTTCAACGGTAACAGGGAAAAACGCACTCTCCCCTACTTCCATAACGTCAAAGTCATATTTAGACTGTCCGAACGTTGCCACTTCCGGCATTGGTACGCCTTTTTCAATGGTATGGCCTGCGAGAGTTTTCCCGGTGTCTTTAGCCGTTCCTTTCTCTTCTACTACATCCGGCTTAGCGGCCTGTGTAGCCTTCTTAGGGGCTACCTTTTTTGGGGCCGGGGTTTTCTTAGCGGCTGGGTTTTTCTTAGCTTTAGTCATTGTTTTTGCTCCTTTGTTAAACAAGTTTATCCAACCTTAACGCCTTTATATATCGGGTGTCAATAACTTTATTTACACTATCCTTTCTCTCCCGCCGGACATGCAAAAACAGGCGCTACATGCGCCTGTCTGTACTGGTATAATGTTAAATTATAATGCGTCGTCGTAAGGTCGGCTGGCCCTCCTGATCTGCGCTTGCCTTTCCCTCTCTAAACGACGTTTTAAAGCTTGCCTGTACTCCGTCTCTCTTTCAATTTTGGTATGTAGCGCGTTTATATCGCGGTTAATACCTAACCATTCTCGCAACCAATGTTTTATCATAACGTTATCCTTTCCCTCCTATATAATTATCGCCATTGGCCAAGTGTTTTGATAAAGCGTCAATGTTATACGCGGGGTTAGCGGCTTCACCCTCCCCGTAGTTGTCGGCAATCCAATTTATCACGGCCTGCTTAATATGTTTTTCAGTTAAAGTCATTTTGCAATCCTTTCTTTTCTAATTAACAGGCTAGTAACGCCCCTAAGGGCGCTACAGGTCTGTTAATTAGTAGCTACACCCCGCGCTTTTTCGATTGTCCCGCGAATTTCCTTAATACGAAACCACAAGAGATTAGCTTTTTCTTCCGCGTGACTTCCTACGACGGAACCGCCTGTTAATTCAAGTCGTGCGTTTTTATTAAGAACTTCCCAGTACTCCACAAGCTGTTTTTCCGCTATTTCCAATGCCCCTAACAATTCAGGTGCGGAGGATATTAAGTCAATGTTAGCTTCTGTTTCGTTCCCGTCTTTCTGTTGAATAGCTTGTGCAATATGTTGATTACGGCCCGCAAACACAACAGGATATTTCCCGTTAGCTTTAATATTTCTATGCCAAGGCCCCGGCGTGTGTTTTGACTGTGTCATTTTATTTTCCTTTGTTTTATCCCGTTACCATTAACAGGCTAGTAAGGCGCATATAAACGCCTTACAGGTCTATTAACTAATAGCTATGGCCTGCTTTATCCAGCCTATCAATATATCGGCTCAATAAAGCCCCTAGCTTTAAAAGGGCGCTGGATTGCGCGTTTTCGAATAGGTCATAATATCCGTCGTCCGGCTCCCTAACGTCCCCCGCGCAAGTTGGTGCGGAATATTGCCATTCGGCCAAGGCTTCTATACTTCGACTATCCCCGCGTTCATATAACTCAGCGCAAAGGGAAAACATAGCCCCCATGGCGCTCCCCCATTTATCTCCGCTATCCTCACCCAATTTATATTCGGCTTTCAAATCTTGATAAGAATAAAAGTCATTCCTCACCTCTAAATTATAGCCCCTGTTTTCAAGCTCTTTATATAGCGGGTCAAATTCGGTTGCCTTGGCCTTGGTTCGCTTCATAAAGCTTTTATGTGCCGTGCCATGTTGTCCGGTACGGGCATAACACCCGATGGTGCCATCACGCTCTTTATGTGTCGGGAATAGGGCTAGTATCTCCCTTTGTCCGTCGGGGTATTTAGGCTTTACAAACAATATGGGGGTTTTATGCGTGTCTTTTTTCATGTTCTTATTCTCCTTTGTTTTGGCGTCCTATACAATTATAGGCTAGTAAGGCCGCGCCACTATAGCATGGCCTTACAGGTCTTTAATCGTAAGAGGGTGTTTCTGGTATGTTACTTTCTAAAAAGTCCCGCACGTATTTTATAGTGTCATTATCCGCGCTGTCCTCTCCATATATCAAGAAAGAATAAGCCTTAACCGTTTTATCTATCCAGTCGCCACGTTCAAAGGCGTATCTATCCAAATCATAAAAATATTCTGTATCGTTAATTTTAATACAACCACATAAAGGGCTATCATAAAAGTAATGGGTAAAATCCCATTTTATGCTATCAAGGTCTATGCCCTCCGTGCCCCAAGCGGCTTTTAAGGCTGTTACATTAACGATAATTTCAGCATAATCGCCTTGGGAGTAACCCCGAATAGACACGCGCTCTATTTCATCTTTAGGATATAATTCAAGGTTATAGGCATCTAAATACTCGTGGTTAAGGTCTTCATAGTTTCCAAGGCTTGGCATAGCGTCAAGAAAACCTAACTCATTTTTAACTTCACGCACTAACGTATCACGTCCCCATGTATCAAAGCCGGGAACCTCTTCATTATTAAAGTCTCTTATCTCTTTAAGCCATGAACGCATGGCTTGCGTATCGCCTTTTAACTCTACGTTGTCCCTTACATCGTCAAGGGCTATATTACCGTTATCAATGTAATAGTAAACGTCCTTACTACCATATCGTGTCGTGGCATTGGCCATGTGTGTAAAGTTTTCATTAAACTCGAATTGCGCTAAGGAACTATCATAGCTTACATGTAATTCAATGTTTATGCCTGTACTGCTTTTATCATAGTTATTTATCATTTTATTTTCCTTTGTTTTATCCCGTTACCATTAACAGGCTAGTAACGCCCTTAGGGGCGCTACAGGTCTATTAACTAAACGCTTTCTATCTTGGCTTTAATCTCTTCCCTTGATAACGTTGCACTATCTGTAAAAGTGTAACACTTCTTATCTTTCTTAAAGTACCAGTTAACAATATCACCCGTTACACGTTCGGACACATGAAACACGGAACCTTCCCAACGGCAAGGCGGTAACACCTCTAAAGCATATTCATACTCGCTAGGCTTAATCTGAGAAGGTTCAGTTTTATGGCTGTTTTCATAGTCTGCCAATAGCTTATCAACCTCTTTTTGGGATACAACTTTACGTCCTTTGTTTTCTGGTTCCTTTAGGTAATCCTCTAAAGTTTTAAACCCGTTATAAGCTACACGTTCAACACCATCAAAGGTCGTAAAAGTGTGAGTTTGGATACCCGCGTTATATGTGCCTTTACTAGGGTCAATAATCCATCTTGTGGGCTTAGTGGGGTCAATGGCCATGTTATCCCCTACTAACTCCCATACTGCTACATAGATATTGTCAAAGTCCACGCCACGCCCGGGGCCGCTTATGCCTCTATCAAATATCCACCCTCGGGCCGCTCTTCTCTCTGTAGTGCCTTTTAGGTGCGTTAGGGGTAGTGCGTCCTCTAAGCTTCCCGAGTAGCTAAAGCGCCCGCTTCGGCTTAGGTGAAAACTTCCGCCCTCCCCCGTATCACTAAACATATTAGTCTGGGCGCGGTCTTCATAGACGTGCGTCACCCGCGCATATTGGCCGTCTTTATCCTTGATAAAATCCCCAAGCTGTACTCCGCCCGATAAGTTGTAACGCGCTCTTTGTCTCTCGCTTAATATACCTTGGTTAAATTCGCTTACATTATTCATTTTATATTCTCCTTTGTTTTATCCCGTTACCATTAACAGGCTAGTAACGCCCCTAAGGGGCGTTACAGGTCTATTAACTCTATTCGTTACACTCTGATGTATAGCTAAGCATATCTTTTTGGATTAACTGAGTGAATTTGTTAACCGCTTGGGCATGCTCAAGGTCATAATGTCCCTCACCATACCCGCCTCCATTATCGTAGTATTTTGTATGTACACTAAACCGCGCTTTGTTTCCTATATCGCTAGTGTTTTCATTTACTATGTAACCATAATGACGCGTAGCTCTTTGTTTAGGGCGCTTATACTCTGCAACGGTTATAGTGCCTCGTGTCTTTACAAGTTTTTCAAGGTATCTCTTACATTTTGCCTTCTCTGCGCTTGTAAGCTCAAAGCACACAACACTAAAGGCCATACCATTTTGGTTTACCTCTGTTTCTGTCCCAATCTCTTTATCAAACCATTCTATAAAGGTATCGGCTTGGTGTCCTGTTAGTTCTTGCGTCTCTAAATTTGTCATGTTCTTAGTCTCCTTGGTTTTAACGTTTCATATAACTTACTAACTAGCACCTTATAGCTTTGTTCCGTAGCTGTCAAAACTTTTTTACACGTATTTAGTATTTAACGCTTTACACCTCTTTACCCCCTAAGATGGGTTTACAAAGTGTAAGGGCTAAAAGTTTAATTAATTCAATGGGTTGCTTGTGGGGCTTTGAGTTTATTAGACGGGGTTAAACGGCTTATCCAATCTTTAGAGATTGGTACAGCCTTACCCCTCTAAACTCTTAAATGTTTGAGCGATTAGTCCGCTGTTTACAATTTGTCTAAAGTTTAAACCATGGCCTGTTTGGTAATTAAGGATAGTAAGGACAAGGAATAGAGAGAGGGGACTATTGGGAAACCCTTCCCTCCTTTTGTGTCCGTTATCGCACACGCCTGTAAGGTGCTGTTATCCTTGCAGTTCTTGGCGCTTGTTTACGTAATATACGTTATCACACTAGCACTATTCAATGATTTCAATAGTTTAGCCCTCCCCTAGCATGATATAGGGGTTTAAAAGAGTGACTTTCACGATATGGAAACGACCCCGGGGGGTGGGGGGCGGGGAGGGGGGCTGATGCGCCGCGAGTAAAAGACCCGCCAATACCCCATCTCTACACATGCTATAAAAAATAATAGAAAGGGGTTTACACTTTGGCAACTTTACACTTTGTTAACTCTAAGGCCCTAAAAATATAATAGGTCTCGCGCACATATACGTTTTTTACATAACAGGCATATAAAACCATGGGGTAGACGAGGGGTGAAAATGGAGGTACTATGACGGCGCTGAAAACACTCAATAAGGAGACCACTATGAATGCTAAAAGTAAAAATGCCGCAAAGACAAAAGAGAACCCTAAAATGGCCAAAGGTAATCAAGACCCGGTTGGCTCAAAGGACAACGGACCCGAGGGTGTCACCGCCAATGAGAAGGTGCAGGACAGACCGACTTTTACCAAGGAAGAATTGGAAGCCACAACGGAGAAAGACCTCCGGGCCTTTTGTAATGACAATGAGATCAACCTCCACGGACGTGACCGCCACGAAGACATTGTAGCGACTATCCTTGCGTGGCAAGAGGGTAAAGCTGAAGACGGAGAAGTAACGGTTAGTGATATGGCCGAAGCGTTAAACGAGGCTGATGCTGATAGTGTTATTGATGTTGTTAAACATCTAGTGGCGCGTGTTGGTAAGCTAGAAGATGATGTTAGAAACGCCCATGCTGTTATTGAGGCTCAGGAGATTGCCCTTAAGAACGCTCACGAAACGTTAAACGACTATACGAGGGAAGTTAACCGTATAAAAGGGCGTATGAGTAGTAAGGTTGCCGGAGGCTCAAATAATAACTTGAAAAAAGTACCAGACAGTGATAGCCTACACGGAAAGATTGATAATCTCTCTTAGGCCATATTGCTACGTAGCGGGTATTTACCCTTTCTCTCTTTAAAGGCCGACAACCCCTCAAGCTTTTTCCTTGTTTTTCGCTTGAGGGGTTGTTTTATGTTTGACACGTAGTATGAGGTCATTATACGCTTTGTAGGACCAATAGGGGGTATACATGACGATCAAAGACGGCGAAGGCAACGACATACCATTATCCAGCGTACAACCCGCTAGTGGCTATCCTGTGCGCGACGCTAACGATAACATCATCCAGGCACATATAGCCCCCTAAGCTTGCTATTATCTAGTTCATAAATTCCCAATCCTCGTCGTCTTCCTCGATCACCTCGGCCTCTATGATAGGCTTATGGTGGTCGAGGTAGTAGGAGCGAGAAGCTAAGGCGGCACGTTCCCTACCAGCGTTAAGGGCTGTTGTAATAGCTTTGTCGGCGGTAATGGTGTGGCTCACCTCTATTTTATCCCCATAGTCCTTAGAGCGGCGTTTAGAGAGTAACCATTTAATATTATCAGATATAACCTTGGCCATTTTAGGGTCCGTATGGCCGTATATAGAGTGGTTATCTATCTCTACCAGCGCGTCGGCCATGCTATCCGTACCGCGCTCATAAGCGTCTTCGTACATAGCGTTAAGGGACTCGTCGTTTTTTATGTATTCGTTAAAGACCGCCGTAGTTATGTTAGCCTCGTCGCAGGCGGCGGTCACTGTTTTACCGAGGGATATTTTATCTATTGCGAACATAACGCATTTTGTGTAATCGTAAAGTTGTGTCATAATTAAAAACTTTCAAATGGAAACGCTATGAAAAAATTCTATAACAGCACAAGCATTTTATCAATCATTTGCTTTTTTAACGGCCAAGTACCCGCAGGACCCGACTACCCCCGGGGCTTAAAAATAGCGGAGTAATGAGTTACCTCAATATAAAAACAGAGGAGCAACTCGCCACTTTTATAGCCGGGTTTTATGCGGACCCCTACGGCTTTGTAATGGGTATATTTCCTTGGGGGGAGCCAACTTTGCCCGACGGCTCTCCCAACCCCCTTAAAGATAAAAAAGGCCCTGAGCCATGGCAGAAGGAACTCCTCGTTGATCTCGGAGTGCATATACGAAACAATTTAGAATTGACGGCCATGGAGCTTGATATGTTCGTATGGAAGTCTGCCGTCGCCTCCGGCCACGGCGTAGGTAAGTCCGCTATTGTAGCGTGGCTTATTTTATTTTTTATGAGTACCCGGGTAGACACGAGGGGGGCCGTGACGGCCAACACCCAATATCAGTTAGAGGATAAGACATGGCCGGAGCTTGCCAAATGGTATAACTTGGCTTTAAATAAACATTGGTTTGAGTGGACGGCCACGGGAATATCTTTTGGAGCATACCCAGATGAAAAGAAGAAAAACTATAAAATTAGCGCGGCTACCGTTTCCAAGGACAACACCGAAGCTTTCGCAGGACTTCACAACGAAGGCAAAAGTGTCATTGTCATTTTCGACGAGGCCAGCGGTATTCACCCCAAAATATGGGAGGTCTCCGAGGGGGCTTTAACAGACGGTGAGGCTTTCTTTTTTGCCTTTGGAAACCCGACACAACCGGAAGGGGAGTTTGCCGACTGTTTCGATAAACACGCAGACCTATACTATAATAGGAGCGTAGATAGTAGGGACGTTTCCCATACCAACAAACAAGCTCTACAGAGCATGATTAAAAAATACGGAGAAGACAGTGACGAGATTAAGGTGCGTATCAAAGGGGAGTTTCCAAGTCAGTCTTTTAACGGCTTTATTGGCACCGACGGGGTACACGCCGCGACACAACGAGAGCTTATCGACGACCCCGGTGCCGCACTTATCATGGGTGTTGACGTTGCAAGGTTTGGAGACGATAGATCAATTATTGGCTACCGCCAAGGCCGGGACTTCAGGTCAAGACCGTGGAAGGCATTTAGGGGCTTGTCAACGGTACAACTCGCCAACATTGCAATGGCCGAAGCCGACATACATAAACCAGACGCTATAGTTATTGAGTCCACCGGACCCGGGGCCGGGGTTATCGACATTATGCGCGATAGGGGGTATAAAATCATTGAGTGCCACCCAGGGGCGCGGCCCTCTCAGGACTTTGATTTATTTGTAAATGTAAGAGCGTGGAATTGGTCCCGTATGCGGGATTGGCTATATGAGGTAGGGTGTATACCAGACCACCCAGAATTGTTTAAAGAGTTAACAACTATTTTGTACGGCCTAGATCGCCACGAGCAACGGATTAAGATGGAAGCAAAAGAGGATATGAAGAAAAGAGGCTTGCCTTCCCCAGACATTGCCGATATGCTGTCCTTGACATTTTTCGCTCAGATTGCGCGTAGGGATAGAACCAAAACGTTGCGCCCCAACATGAACCAAAATAAAGCTATAACGGAATATAATGAGTTATCGTATTAAACCTATAGGCATAAACGAGATAGACCTGTTAACACAACTGGTATACATGACCGACGAGTTTGCGGATAGAAGCTCTATATATCGTAAGATGGGTTTTAATTGTCAAAAGTTTTTAGACTACCTCCGTATGATGTTAGCTAACGAGTATAAAATCATAGCGGCCATGGAAGGGGGTACGTGTCTTGGATATGCGCTATATGAAGTTGAAGACACGTTCATTGATAAGTTTAATTTTGAGATATTGACGATATACACAGACCCTAAGTGGGTAGGGTATGGAGTAGATAGAGACTTAATATGCGAGATGATGCACGAAGCGTTAACAGGTAAGTGTTCATACGCACAAGTGTCAATATGCGCTTACTTTGACGAGGATAGAGACCGTATCAATAAAGTAACAGCCAACGCTTTTAAGAAGTTTGGATGGGAAGAGATTGGTATTGTCATGGGGTGTGATTTAGATAAACTACGGGGGATTAGATATGGGGTCAAAACCTAAAGCACCAAAGATTGTTATACCGGAACCACAACCCCTACCAGCGCCTCCAAAACGCTCGGATGTGGAAACCGAAGCCTTGGCCGAGGAGCAAACGCGTAAAGCTTTGTCTAATCGTCGAGGGAGAGCGAGGACCTTCCTAACTGCCGGGGGAACTTCAGAGGTTCAATCGGCCTCTCGATTTTTAGCAGGAGGCTCGTAGTGGGTAGACAAAAAGCAGACGAGTTAATAGCACGTTATAACGACGCTAAAAGATCACGCGTAAGACACGAGCCTGATTGGAGGCTTGCGTCGGCGTATTGCTTACCAAGGCACTATCAGTCGTGGCGGTCAGACGGCCCTACGTTTTTTGGGGGTGCGGGTAGCGAGGCGTTAAAGCATATCAGTTATGACAGTACAGGCGTTAGGTCCCTACCTAAATATGCGGCGGTGCTACAACAGATCGCCACACCTCACCACATGAAGTACACACAATTAACAGCGTCAAACCCGGACCTTATGCGTATTAACCGGGTTCGAGATTATTTTGATAAAACAGGCGATATTATTGCCAAGCTACGGTATGCCGACACCGCCCACTTTATCCAAGCGTCAAGCGAAGTATACGCCTCTATGGGGGCCTATGGCACAGGCCCCTGCTATTTAGGTAAAAGGGAGCCTAACGCTCTGTCCCGTAAAACCGGGTACTTCTACCGATCATGCCCTCTACGGGACACTTTCATTTTGGTTAATGACCAAGGGGAAGTTGATACCGTTATTCGTCGTCTCTTCCTAAACACCCGTCAATTCTACCAGAAGTTTCCGGGCGAAGAGTTACCCAAATGTATGAAAATGGCCACCAAGTCCGGGGGGTCTCAATTACCCTCAGATAATGATTACTATGAATTTATACATGTGGTACACCCTCGGGACGACTTTGACCCTAAAATGTTAACGGTAGAAAAATACCCTATAGCGGGCAACTATCTATGCGTAAAAGATGTCTGTTATGTAGGGGAAGAGGAAGGGTATAGGTCTTTACCTTATCTTACGCCTCGTACGTTTACAGAACCGGGGGACCCTTATGGCTTTAGCCCGGCCAACCAAGCCCTAGCCGCTATGGGTACGGCTTCGGCCATTAAGAAGGTAACGTTGAAACAAGGGCAAAAAGCCGTAGACCCGGTGTTACTAGCCCATGACGACGGGGTGTTAAATGGTCCTGTCGATTTAAGACCGGGACACGTTAACTATGGCGCTGTTGATAGGCAAGGACGAAAGTTAATACATGCGTTAGATACAGGTAACTTTAACGTAAGTGAAAAGTTGATACAGGACGAGAGAGCCGATATTGAGGATAGCTTTTTTGTCTACGTGTTTAAGCTGTTAGAGCAAAACAAGGAAATGACAGCTACGGAGATTGTAGAGAGGGCGCGTAAAGAGACGGCTTTAATGTCCCCTACTATGGGTAGGTTACAAACTGAGTTTGTAGCTAAGTTCCATGATAGGGAATTAGACCTAGCGGACGAGATGGGTGTACTCCCGGAGATACCCCCGGAGCTTCAAGAGGCTAACGGCGAGTACGAGATTATATACACGTCCCCCATGGCTAAGAACATGTACGCAGACGAAGTGTCCGGCTTTATGCGTTCGACTGAAATGACCTTAAATATCGTTAACGCTACCGGGGACCCGTCACACTTAGACCACTTTAACTTTGACGTTGCGTTGCCTGAGATAAGCGACCACATGGCCGTTCCCGCCCGATGGATGAACGACGATGATAAAAAGAAACAGCTTGCAGAAGCCCGGAAAGCCCAACAGGAGCAAGAGTCCCTTATGAAAAACGCAGGGGCTTTAGCTGGAGCGGCTAAGACAGCGCAACAAATGGAGGGTTCCGATGCCTAATGAGATATTAGAAAACGAATTTGACCCGGAGTTTTTGGCTAACAAAGAAGCTGAAGGTAATGCCGTAGAAGAAAAGGTACAAGGGGACGCGATAGAGACTTTGCGTCGCCGCCGTTGGGCCTACCAAGAGGTATTTTCTACGAAGTCAACAGACCAAGAGGCTTTAGATATTGTGTTATTAGATTTAGCGCAATTTTGCAGAGGTTTTTCCCCTACCTTAGATATAACAGACGGTGTTAACGCGCAATTACTTATGAACGTTAAGGAGGGGAGACGCGAGGTGTTTCGTCGAGTTTTAGATTTTACACAACTTGATGAAGGCCAACTATATTATAAATATCATGCTAACTAATAGGAGACGACCCCATGAATAAATTTTTAACTTTAATGTCCATCACCCCTCTAGCCCTTATGGTCCTTGACGCTGAAGGGGGCGAAGGCGCTCCCGGCGCAGGCGCTTCAGGAGTTTTGACCCCAGAAGGCACCCCCGGGGCCGGAGGTGGTGAACCTGTAAAAGCCCCTTGGTCCGGCGCTGAAGGGGTTTATAAAATTGGGGAAGGGGAGCAAGCTAAACCTTGGTGGGACGGCATTGAAGAGGCCCCTATCCGGGATTATATGGAAGAAAAACAGTACGCGACACCGGACGATGCCGCCCGGGCGGCATGGCACGCTAACAAATTAGCAAAAGACCCCAACGCTATTGTTATGCCTGCTAAAGACGCGCCAAAGGAGCAATGGGATAGTTTCTACAATAAAATGGGGAGACCCGCAGAGGCTAATGCCTACGAGCTTAAGCTACCAGAGGGCGCAGATTTTGATAAGAGCGTACTAGAGTTTACGACACCTAAGGTTAAAGAGTTGTTACATAAGCTAGGGGCTACACCGGATAAGGCGCAAGAAGTGTACAGCGAGTGGGTAGCCATGGAACAAGAACTCATGGCCTTGGAGAAAACTCAATACCAAGAGGAAAACACGAAAGCTCTCGAAGCTTTGGAGCAAAAATGGAAAGCTCAGGGCAATTTACAAGGGATGCAAAAAGCCGGGCAGACGGCGGCGCAGGCTTTAGGCTATACCGCCGAAGAGATCGACCAGTTGTCCGATGTTTTAGGGGATGCTCGTGTAGTAGACCTTTTTGCCCGTATAGGTAGTGCCGTCCCTGAAGGTAAGTTTAAAGATGGGGGTACTAATAACGCAGACCCTAGTAACCCAGAGACTATGACACCCGATCAGGCCAAAGAAGCGATTGCTACTTTGAGAAGTGACGCCGAGTTTAATAAGAAGCTAAACGATAAAAACGAGCCGGGTCACGAGGATGCGCTTAAGCGTTTAGAAAAATTATACGCAAAAGCTTCACCAAAGAGTTGACAAGCGTTATAGCATACGTGTAAAAATGAAGGGAGCTGGTTGTCCGGCTCCTTTCTTGCATAGGGCCACGCAAAGTGAATACCCCTTATTTGCTCTCTAACGGGCCGTAGCCATACGAATACCCCACACGAGGCGTTAACCGGACAGACGGAATATTAATTTAACATTTATAAAGGGGTATATTATGCCAGAAACTTTAGCAAGCTATACGGTGCCACAGCACCACGTAGAGATGTATACGGCCAATGTCGTTGCCGCTCTCACAAAGATGCCGGGGGTCTTAATGACCTTGGTTAATACAGGTTCTTACCAAGGTGAACGCGCTCAGGTGATCAACTTTATTGGCCCGGTGGAATTTAAGGAGCGTGATACTCCTTATTCTGATACCAAAGTCACGCAACTGGAACACACCCAACGGTGGATTACAGGCGCGGAATACGATTGTGCTGTTTTAGTAGATCGTCTTGACACATTAAAGATGATTTATGACCCAACAAGCCCATACGTCGAGCGTTTTCGTGAAGCCGCTGCCCGTCGTCAAGAGGAGCTTATTATGTCCTCTTTCTTTGCCGACGCTAAATCCGGTAAGCGTGGATTGGAGACCGTATCGTTTCCTAACACGGATGTTGTAGCCCATGGTGGTACTCGTATGAGTGTCGCTAAGTTACGCGCCACACGGAAGCTGATGAAAAAGCGTCATGTTAACCTACGTATGCAACGGCCATATATCGCCGTTACAGCCGACGAGGTTGATGATCTCTTGGGCGAGGTTGCCGTTGGTTCTAACGACTATAACTCCGTTAAGCCTTTGGTGGATGGTGAAGTGTCCAGCTTTATGGGCTTCACCTTTGTGCCTTACGAGGACAGCGGGGACGGTGCCGATGGTAAATCCATTCCAACGTACCTTGACGGGGGTAACACTATCCGGGAACTTCCTGTTTGGGTAATGGATGGTATGCACTACGGTTCATGGGACGCGCTTGAAATTGTTATCAACAACCGAGCTGATAAGAATAATATCAAGCAAATCCACGGCACGTTTACAGGCGGCTCTACTCGTCAAGAGGAAGGCAAAGTCTTTAAGTTGGAAGTGGATACCGACGCGGCTTAATAACACAGAGATAAAGCTGGCCTCGGTTAGCTTTATCTCCTATCATTGACACACATTTAATAAAGGAGGCCATAATGGCTGTAGAAGCATTTAAATCAGTAGAGCGCACCCCGGGATACCGGGGTAAGCCCGTAAACGATCACGGCAAGTTCCGTGTTCAACATTTTACATTCACCGCCGATAAAGTTGGGGATGCAAATTCCACGATTGAACTTTGTAAGCTCCCTGAAGGGGAAGTCCGGGTTTACCCCTCCAAATCGCGTTTTGAAGGCGCGGCCTTTGGGGCGGCGCGGACCTTGGATATTGGACACCGTAAATATCAGAACCGGGCTAACCCCTCGGAGCCTTTGATCGCCGAAGACCCCGACGCTTTTGTGGACGGTCTTGACGTATCTGCGGCGGTAGCGGACACCAAGTTTTCCAACGAACTGTCTTTTGACTTGTTTAGCCAATCAGGTGTTGGTATCTTTGCGACCGTACTAGGAGGTACAATTCCTAATGGTACGACTATTTCCGGGTATATTGTGTACACTCACGAGTAAACTGATACTACTAACCCTTAAAAAGGCCGACACATGCTAACTGATGTTGATATTATCAATAATGGGCTAGGCAAAGTGTCGGCCTCTAAGGTTATAAAGATAGACCCCCCCTCTACGGAGTTGGAGGCTTTTTGCGCCGCAAGATACCCACAGTGGAAGAGGTCCGAGTTAGCTAAACGTCGGTGGGTTTTTGCGTTAGAAGACGACTATGAGTTAACGTTAAGCGAAGTTAAAGACAACGTTAGCCAACCCTACAAGTACCCCCTACCTATAGACTGTTTAAGACCCGTTAGAGGGAAGTACGATAGGTGGAAGCAAAGAGGTAAGTTTCTGTACAGCGAAAGTAGCAGGCTTATAATAGACTACATAAAAGATGTAGACGAAAGTGAGTTTGACGTTTTATTTAACGACGTGCTTTCAGGTAGAATAGCTTATGAGGTGGTAGAGTACCAAACCCAATCTAACAAAAAGAAAGAAGACGCAAAGTTACTCCACTACGATAGTGCGTTAAAAGAAGCCGCTTTGGCCAACGCTTTTATTATAGGGCCGGAAGATATAGCCTCGGACGACGGAGATTTTAGCTTTGTAAATAGCAGATATGCCTAAAGCAAGCCCCTTAAAAAATTCATTTAGCGCCGGAGAATTTAGCCCTTTTGTTGAAGGGCGTACGGAGATTGATAGATACCCCAACTCATGCCGTAAGCTTAGGGACAGCATAGCCGCCCCACAAGGCCCGGCTATTTCACGCTCCGGCTCCGCGTTCCTCGCCGAGTCATACGACCATGACACCCCTAGCGAATTTGTGCCTTTTGTGTTTAGCGAGGAAGAGGCTTTTGTATTAGACTTTACGGACAACCGTATGAGGATATGCTCCGAGGACGGCTTGCTCGTAGAAAGCGCCGTCAATATAACCGTGGTAACAACGGACCCTTTTGTTATAGACGCGCCGGGGGTAGGGGCTGTATTGGGCGATCAGATTATATTTTTAGGGTTTCCTTCAGAATATAATATGGAGGGTAGGCAAGCGACGATTACCGCCATCTCAGGCGACGAGTACACCCTCGCTTTCACATGGCCTTCAGGTTTAGCCGTACCGGGAGGTATTCAAGTTTCCCGGGTGTATGCTATTGATAGCCCCTACGGGGCGGCGCAATTAAATAGTCTTCGTTCTGTACAGTCTTTAGATGTAGTATATTTAACCAATTTGCAAAATCGACCTTATAAGTTAAATCGTAGGGACACATACAAATGGGATTTTGAGCCTATTGAGTTTAATGATGGTCCGTACCAACCAACTCTTATAGAGGACACTCGGGTAACGTGGAGCGCAACGGGCAGAGCCACACCTAAAATGACAGACAATACCACCCCCTCAGGTTCCGTTACGGCCAGCACGGCAGGGGGTGGAGGTAGCGGGGCCGAGGCGTTTAGAGCCTTTGACCAAACAGAAGAGTTTGGGTGGATTGCAACGACGACACAAAAGGCGTGGGTTCAATATACGTTTGATGTAGACACCGCCGTAGATGGTTTTTCGATAACGTTGCAGGAACGTAACGGGGACATAAGCTATACGACTAAAGATTTTGCCCCCTTAGCGTTTACGTTTTATGGCATAGATGTAGGAGGAGACTTAACGGTTCTTCATAAGGAAAAAGAGTATGTAGCCTACGAGGGTAAAAAGTCTTTATTTTTTGAACTTAAAAATAAAACGGCCTATAGGAGTTATAGGCTAGATATTACCGAGCTAGATAGGAACGGAGATTTAAAACCTAGTGTAGGAGAGTTAATACTTAGAGGCGTAGAAAACCGTAACGTTACGTTAACGTTTGATAAGACGGACGGTATAAATGCTGGAGACGGTTTAAAGAGTACGGACGTAGGTAGGCTTATTAGGATTAAGGACCCTGACGGGTCTTGGCGTTCTTTAAAAATTACTTCTGTCACAAACACAACGGAGTGCGTCGCGTATATAGAGGGAGAGCCTTTTTCCGCTATAGGGGATAGTACCGATAACTTTAAGCTAGGATATTGGAGCGATACAACAGGATGGCCTAATGCGGTTGCGTTTTATCAAGATCGAGCGTGGTGGGGGGGGTCTACGAAAGCGCCGGACCTTGTAGTGGGTTCTGTTGTAGGAGACTACGAAAATATGCAAACCAGCACCCCTAAAGGTGAGGTTTTAGATACGTCGGCCATATCTATACGTTTAAATAGCCGTAAGCTTTCTCGGGTAAAATGGATTGAAGAGAGTGACAAGGGGTTACTTGTAGGCACCGGGTCCGAGGAATACGTCATTAAAGCGGCCAACGGGTCTACTAAGAACATCTCTGCCGAGAACGTAAGTGCAGTACGAGCGACCCGTAGAGGCTCGGCAGGGATTAACCCGGCTGTTGTGGACGACACGGTTTTATATGTACAAAGGTCTGCACGGACCTTGCGAGAATATGCGTTTAATTTTGAGGCCGACAACTTCAGATCGCCCTCCATGAACCTATTGGCTAACCATATCGGTGCGGTGCCTTTTAAAAAATTAGAGTATGCCGCCGAGCCTCACAGTATTATATGGTGCTTACGGGAAGACGGAAGCCTAGTAGGGTTAACGTATAATAGGGAAGAAAACGTAGTGGGTTGGCACCAACACGATATATCCGGCGCTGTTATAGAGAGCATAGCCGTTATCCCCGCTAGAGACCAGTTGCAAGATATATTGTTTATGAGTGTAAAGCGTGTCGTTAATGGAGAAGACCGCCGATATATAGAAAAGCTAACAAGGTTTTGGGACTTTGGTATGGATTTAGACGTAGCCCATTTTGTTGATAGCGGCCTTAGGTACACAGGTGAGGCTACTACAGAGTTTTATGGGCTAACGCACTTAGAAGGGGAAGAGGTATACGGATTGGCCGACGGTATACCTGTAGGTCCCCTAACTGTAACAGGAGGTATGATTACCTTAGAACATGAAGCCGAAAACATAGTATTAGGGTTAGGCTTTGAGAGCTATGGGGAAACACAGAGGTTAGACGTAGGCTCCTCTAAGGGTACGGCGTTAGGTAAAGAGAAGCGTATACACTCTTGGGACTTGATAGTATGGAGGTCCTACGGGGGGGATTTAGGAACTTGGAACGAAGACACAAAAGAGGTGAGTTGGTCCCCTATCGAGTATGTAGAGCGTTTTGATGAATTAACCAAAATAACTCTTTTTGACGACGAGAAAAGAGGAGAAAGTCCGGCAAACCAGCATAATAAAAGAGGTACGATTTTTTGGAGGCGACGTAAAGACCAACCTTTGCCCCTTAACATAGTTGCCCTAATGCCCAATATGGACACACAGGACGACCGATGATAGATTTTAAGCCCTGTAAAAAAGAATATATCTCTCAGATCATACCGCCCGAGACCCTTAAAGAGGACGCACAGGTAGCGTATAATAATCCGGCCATCTTACAAATGATTGATAAAGGGGTGTCCTCTTCAATGTGGGTAAGAGACACCCCCATGGCCGCCGTTGGGGTCATTCCTATTTTCCCGGGAAAAAGGGCTGTCGTGTGGGCTTTAGTATCTAGGCATAGTGGGCCTTATATGTTACCGTTGCTTCGGTTTATGAAAGCTTTTTTAGCTGAGGACACCACAGATCGTTTAGAATTTTTAGTTTTAGAGGATTTTAAAGCCGGGCATAAGTTGGCAAGGATGCTCGGATTTAAGTGTGAGACCCCTGAGGGCATGAAAAAGCATAGTGCGGTTGGTTCCACCGAATATCTATATGCGAGGGTTAAATGAGTTTTGCGATAGCAGGGATTGCGCTTACAGCCGTACAAGGCTTTATGAGCTACCAAGCGGAGATGCAGGCCGCAGAGGCCGCACAACAGGCCGCAGAGGCGCAGGCGCAAGTCATGGAATACAACATGACAATAGCCCAACAGGACCGTATTCAAAATATAAGGTTATCAGAGCAAGAAAGTGACGACGAGGCGAGAAGGGGACGAAGAGAGTTAGCTCGTATAAGAGCCGCATATGGGGCCAGTGGAGTAGAGCTTTCCGGCTCCCCCTTGGAGGTATTAGAGTCGTCGGCTATAGACCAAGCGTTAGATGTACGTAGGGTAGATTATGAAGGCAAAACAAGAGCGCGTAGAGACGCTCAGTCCGTACTTGGATATAAGAATGAGTCTATAATGAAAAGGGCAGAGGGGCGTAACGCTATGAAGGCCGGACGCATGAAGGCTTACGGACAACTACTCAAAGCTGGCACGTCCGTGGCCGGAGACTTAAACGCAATGAGTGGGGGTTAACAATGCCGCAGTTATATAGTAGTAAAATATCGGCAGGGGCTTTACGCTCCAATACTCCCCCAATGAACTTTTCTATCACCCCGGACGCTTACGGTGCCGGGGTAGGGAGGGCTTTAGGCGCGGCGGCTGAAGGGGTAGGGCAAGCGGCAGATCAGTTCCGTATATTAGCGGAAAAAGAAAAAGCCCAAGAGGTTGCTACTAGCGTTGCCACTTTCGATGCAACCCAAGAGTTATTAGAGGCGCGGAACGAAGTAGGACCCGGCGCGGAGGGGTATGCTGAGAAGGCTCCTACTATATATCGGGATGCGGTAGAAAATCATGTAAGGGGTATAAAGGACGATAAAGCGCGTAGTGAAACGCGGGACAGTTTATTACAACGTTTGCCAAGCGTTATGTCCCAAGCGGCGACGTATGAGTTTACTACAAGAGCCGAATACTCAAAATCGCAATCCGACGACGCTATAAAGGCTATCGAAAACCGCGTTATGCTAGACCCTGTTAATTACAGCACCCACCTAGAGGACGGCTTGCGGGTTATTGATACGTCGCAAGGGGTTGTAGAAACAGCCAAAAGTAGCATGAAAGCTACCTTTAAAGAAAATATGGCAAGTACCTACTTTGGTAGTAGGTTACAAAAAGCCACAACTTTACAAGAGTTTGACGGGTTGGCCTTAGAGTTAGCGGAGGGTAAAACACGGGATTGGACAAAAGAGTTTAGTCCTGAAGGGTTACAACGTACTTTAAACGCTATAGGGGTTGCTAAGAAAACATACCAAAACGAGGTACGATCTGCGGCGAGTTCTGCCGTACAAATGTTAGAAGGCCGCGTCGAGGATTTAATACCTACAAATGAATTGGCCAACGCGCAGGCGACGGTTAAACAACTTGGTAACGACCCAGAGAGTATAAATGTAAAGCGCCGTATGGCTCGGGTTATGCGTAACCAAGAGATCATTAAAGGGGTACAAAGATTGGCCCCCTCCGAGCAACGCACCCTGCTTAACCAGCGTAACGGAGGCCCTAACTTATCCTACCCGGGATTGCCTCAAAGGGTATCGTCTGCGGTGGATAATGCGGCCACTAATTTTAACGTACCCGCTTCTTATCTAGGGGCTATGGTTAGCCGGGAATACGGTCAATACCTAAAGCCTACTAAGGTAGCCAAAGATAAATTTAA